GTTGGTATCATGCAGAAGCGCGGGCAAAGGATACGGCCACACTCTGGGAGTATTCCGACAAGCGATTCTTGAACGCTGCTTTGAGAATCTGTAAAAAGCTTGGCGATCTGGATTTGAACCCGGAAGATGTAGTCGGCAAGTTTACGCGACGGAACTATGAGGATATCGGCACAAAGGCCACTGTGCTGACGACGCTTCTTGCGAATGACAAGGTTCATCCGCAGATTGCCTATCAAGTCAGCGATATCACGCCGGATGCCGAGGACGCGTACACTCGCGGTATGGAGTGGTATAGCGAACAGAAAAACAACGAAACAGGAGGCGACAGGGGTGAAGCTGGGCAAGGCGACGGTTGAAGCAATCGAAGCGATTCTGAGTAACCGTGGAGAAGCGACGGTAAAGCGCGAAAAGGACAATGTTGTCGTCGTAGACATCACGCGAAAGCTAAAAAGCAAAGAGCCTATCGTTGAAAACTGAATAACATATTGACCACTGTAATTGGTCAGTGGGAAACAGCCGACAGGGGCTATACATGGTTTGCATGATGCAAACGGTATAGCACCTGTTTTTGTTTTGGTTTGAACGGCGAAAGCCGATTGAATACGCAGAGAAGCGTTTAAACACAAGCCCTGAGAGAACAGGAAAAACACAATATGGTCGAGAGAAAGACCTAAAACACACAAAAAGGAGAGAAAGAATCATGCCAAACATTGACACCAGCACCATTGAGGGGTTCGACGGAATGACGGATGCCCAAAAGGTAGATGCGCTGCTCAAGGTGGAAATCCCAGACAGGGTTGATCTGAAGCAGTATGTGGACAAGTCGCTTTTTGACAAGAAGCTGTCGGAGCTTGCCGATGTGAGCAAGCAGCTCAAAGCTAAGCAGACCGATGACGAGGCTGAAAAGTCCGAGCAGGCTAAGGCCATGCAGGAGCTCCAGGACAAGTACAACGATCTGCTCAAGAACTCGACGATTGCCAGCCATACGGCGCGGTATATGGCAATGCCGGGATACGACGAAAAGCTGGCCCATGAGACGGCGGAAGCTCTGTTCAACGGCGAGATGGACAAGGTATTCGAGAACCAAAAGAAAGCCAATGAATCCTATAAGAAACAGGTTGAAGCTGATGCGATGCGCGGCATGAAGAAGCTAAGCGGCGGTGACGATGGAGCAGATGAAAATGAAGCCATGAAGATGGCAAAACGACTCGGCGCACTGCGCGCAAAGGCTGACGAAACGGCCCGAAAAGGGCTGAAAAACTATATGTGAAGGGAGCAAAAAAAGTGAAATTTGCAACTGCGAGTATTGCAGGCACGGTGGAAATCCTTGCCGCAGATGAATTTGTGGGCGTTCCCATCACCGTAACGGGTACGTCCGTCGTCAAGGCCGGTACGCCTATGACGCTTGGCGGCGTTAAAGCTACCGAGGCAGATGCAGATGGCAGCAACGCCGCAAGCACGAATGCAGACGGTGTTCTTCTGTACGACGTTGACCCTACCGAAAATCCGAATGGAACGCTTGTGGTTCAGGGTGTAATCGATCAGAAGAAAGCGAAGGCTAATTCCGGATGCAAGCTGGATGTGGCGGCAATGAAAGCGGCTGTTCCGGGTCTGATTCTTCGGACGAATATCGGTGTGAACAGCTGAGGAGGATAACGCATGAATCTTAGAGAGTTTTTCACGCCGCAGACCATTGCGGCGAACTGGACGGAAGTTCAGAGCAACCGGATTCCGTATCTGGGCGAAATGCTGTTTCCAGCGCGAAAGAAAGCCGGCCTTGATCTGAAGTGGCTCAAAGGCTCTAAGGGGCTTCCGATTTCCCTGATGCCGAGCGCGTTTGACGCTAAGGCAACCTTTCGGGATCGAATCGGTTTCCAGAAGCTCGAAACCGAAATGCCGTTCTTCCGTGAAGGCTTCAAGATCAAGGAAAGAGACCGGCAGGAGCTTTTGCGCATTCAGGACTCCAACGATCCCTATGCGGATGAAATCATTGCTCTCGTATACGATGACGCAAACGCGCTGATCGAAGGCGCAAACGTTGTACCCGAAAGAATGATTATGCAGCTGCTTTTCCCGATTAACGGCGCAGCTGGCATTTCCATCAAGGCAAACGGCGTAGATTACACCTATAACTACGACCCCGACCAGAGCTGGAAAACTAACAACTATACCGCATTGACGACCACTGATTTGTGGACCGCGCCGACGACCGCAGATCCGCTCAAAGCGATCAAGAAGGTCAAGGACACGATTCGTTCCAAGACTGGAACAGAGATTGTGCATGCGATTATGAACACCAACACCTTCAACCTGCTTGCGGCTACCGATGCAATCAAGAATCGTTATCTGACGGTGAATGGCCGCACGTTGAGCTATCTGACAGATGCCGAAGTTAAGGCTGTCATCAGTGGAACCGTTGGCGTGGATATCGTCATCTACGACAAGATGTATCGCGATGAAGATAAGGTAGCCAAAGCGTTTGTGCCTGATGGTTATGTTTGCTTCATTCCGGACGGCAGCATTGGCGGCACGTGGTACGGTACAACTCCAGAGGAGGCAGATTTGCAGGGGTCCGGCAAAGCTGATGTCTCCATTGTAAACACGGGCGTTGCAATCACCCGAATTGTTGAGGAACACCCGGTCAACATCAACACCTTCGCGTCTGAAATCGTCTTGCCGTCTTTTGAACGCATGGACGAAGTTGCGGTGATGAAGGTGATTGCGTGACCGAACTGATTCCGGCCTATACCGTATCTTATCGTGGCATCTTCCATCCTCCGGGCGTTGCGTTCCAAATTGAGGACGAAGATGCAGAAGAAATGAACAGGCATGGAAAAATTATTGTCCGAGAGGATGACGAAAAGCCAGCCAAACGAGGGAGACCCAAAAAGATGTAAGCAAGGAGGCAGGCAGTGAAACGGATTTCGGAAACAGAGATGGTCAAAAAGACGGGCGCGCTCATCGGAATTGATGCTGTTGAGAACTTTGATATGCTGTCTGCTTATCTTGATTTGGCCGAAAGCAAGATTTTGAATCGGCAATATCCGTTCGGTGTTCCCGATGACACAGAAGTGGAAGAGAGATATCAGCAAGTGCAAATTGAAATTGCTATCTTTCTGTACAACAAACGTGGTGCAGAAGGCGAATCAGGGCACACGGAAAACGGAGTTACAAGAAGCTATGGAGGCTCAACGGATGTTCCGCCTGAATTGCTTGCCCAGATAACGCCATATGGGATGGTGGTTTGATGAGGGGAATGGCTCGTAACGAACGCACATTCTGGTACGCTCTGTTTCTCAAAAATGAAACAACCCATGACCAATGGGGAAACGAGAATGGGACGAGACCTGTTTACGGAAAGCCTGTAGAGACACACGGAAATATCTCCGCTTCTCGCGGTTCTGTTAGCGGTGAGCTTTTCGGCTTAAACGCCGAGTATTCCCGAACCATAAACCCTATGTCGATAAATTGTCCGATTGAGGAAACAACTGTCCTATGGATTGACAAAACGCCTGTGACGGATAGCGAAGGCAAGACAACAACTGGCCATGACTATGTTGTTGAACAGGTTGCACAATCTCTCAACCACAAAGCATACGCAATCAGCAAGGTAAATATCGCTGATGGGGTGGTCACGTATGGCGCATAACATCAAAGTGAAACTGAATGGCCGAAGCATCGGAAACGCAATTCGTCAACTCACAGAATATCGTGACAAGGTAGACACACTGACGAATCAGATTTGCAAGAGACTTGCTGAAATCGGCCTAAAAGAAGCGAGCGTTAGGTTCGCGAATGCGCCATATGACGGAACGAATGATTCTTCCGTCAGTATCGAACAAACAGAGACGGGATATACCGTTGTTGCATCAGGCAACGCGGTTTGTTTCATCGAGTTTGGTTCCGGTGTCCATTACAACAGCAGCTTTACCTATCCGATACCAAAGCCCAATGGAGTTGTTGGCATTGGTGAAATGGGAGGCGGACGCGGAAAAAATGATGCGTGGAGATATCACGGAGATCCCGGAACAAACGGGCAGATAATCAGCTCTGACCCGCTGGCAACAGAGTCGTATGTTTTGACACACGGTAACCCTGCATCAATGCCGATGTACATTGCTTTGTCCGAAATGCGCGATGAGGCTGAACGGGTTGTGAAAGAGGTTTTTAAAAATGCTTGACGTTGAAAATATTTTATACGCCGGCGTTACAAAACTACTCCGCGAAAGACATGAAGGAATCAGCGTATATGGCTGCGAGGTTGACTCACCGGCCAGTTTTCCGGCGGTTACGTTTGTTGAGAGTGATAACAGTACATATAAGCGCAGCTTGTCGGGCGACAACATAGAGCATAACGCAAGCCTTATGTACACGGTTAATGTCTATTCGAACCTTCAGGACGCGCTGGGAAAACAGCAATGCAAGGACATCATTGCCACGGTTGACGGCTATATGTTTGGAAAGGGCTTTGTTCGTACGGCAAACATGCCGCTTTCCAACATTGACAAGAGTATTTCGCGCAGGGTAGCGCGATATACAGGGGTTATTGGAGAAGATAACTTGATTTATAAATCTTAAAAACGAAAGGAGAACATGATAAATGGCTCTTGAACTTTCTACCGCTGGCGTTTCTGTTCAGTGGGCAATGGAAACTGTAGCCGGAACGATGCCGACTACGGGCTATAAAAAGATCAACGGCATTAAAAGCACGCCAGATTTGAACCCGGAAGCATCGTCCCTTGATGTTACCGACCTTTCTGATTCGGAATGGAAGCGATATATTCCGGGTTTGAAAGACCCAGGCGGCTCAATTCAGTTCGGCGCAAACAATACCGAGCAATTCCAGACAGACTGGGATGAACTCTATCAGGCAGCCAATGACGGCAAGGATGAAGGAAAGAGCATGTGGTTTGCAATCGTCATTCCCAAGCTGACGAAAGCGTTCTTCATGCGCGTTGAGCCGCAGCAGCTCGGCCTTTCCGCTATGGAAGTAGATTCCGTGCTGGAAATCGACGCATACGTTTCTGTAAACAAGATTGTCGGCTGGGCAACGAAGCCGACTACGATTTAAGGAGTAAAGAAATGGCTACAAAGAAAGAAAATTCTCCGATTCTCATCAAGGACAAGGATGGCAGTATTAAGTATACGCTTGAATTTACCCGACGCGCGGTTGTTTTCGCAGAACGGAACGGCTTTATCCTTGAAGATATTCCAAGAAAGCCCGTTACGGGTCTTTCTGACCTGTTCTATTACGCATTTCAGGCTCATCACAAGGGAATCCGTCATGATGTGACAGATGAGATTTTGGAAGAGCTTGGCGGCCTTCGCGCAGAGGGGCTTCTTTCTCGCCTTGTTGATCTGTACAATGCCGCATGCATGCCTGAGCAGGAAGACGGTGGCGAAAAAAACGCGGGTCTGGCGCTGGTGCTGTAACAGCGCAGAGCAATATGGAGGGAACGGTAACAGAATATGTGCCGTTCCCTTTAAAAAAAGCATTTGATGATGCTGAACCGTTCTATCTGGCCATAGGTATGACGCATGAGCAGTATTGGGATGACGATCCGACGCTGACGGTAATATTCAAGAGGGCACATGAGCTGAAGAATGAAATGGACAGTCAGAGAATGTGGCTTCAAGGCGTGTACAACTATGAAGCATTCTCTACTGCGCTTTCCAACTTTAGCCAAGTCTTTGATTCTAAGCACAAGCGCAAGCCTACACCATACAGAAATGAGCCGCTGCTGGTTACGCCGCTGACTCAGGAAGAAAAAGAACGGAAAGCAGAGCAGGAGCGCC